GCTTGTGCTAGGCTTGCCACACCATCGCGAACCGTAACCATTTGACTGATTCCATTGTCCTGTACTTCTGCACCTTTTTCGATTTTTAAATGGCTAGCAAAATCCAAAACTAAATTGCGATCTGCATCATTGATGAACATAGACTGCAGCATAATATTGAATTCTTCCTGGTCGCGCCAATTGCTAAAAGGAATAACTGGAACGGTTGCTTTTACAGATACGAGCTGAGGACGTTTACCATTTTCAAAATCAACTTGATCATATACAGATACTTTTTGGTAACTATCCACAACAAGTACAAGTTTACGATTACTAATGAGATCGTTATCTGATTTGAGGTAGTCAACTAGACTCTTGAGTGTCTGAAGTTCAAGGATAGGTGCGTACTTACGAGGGTTAAGTTCCTGTAAGTCATATTCATCGCTGTCAAAATATTCCTTCCCAGTTTCTGAACGAATGATTTTCTTTTCTTTACTCGCTAGTTCGACTGCATATGATAATGCTTCTTTGAGATTTTCTGCCATGGTTAGTTACCTGCTTTCTTTTGATTGTAATCAATGATTTTAGATTTTTCCTGTTGTTCCACTTTTTCGATGAGTTCGCCAGTGTCGGTTCTCATGTCTCCGTTGTCATCAAAGTAAGTCTGACCTGGAATGCCACTTTTGAGCTCATTTGCGTGAATTTTACCAGTGTCGTCGCGACCGACAATAACAGTTGTTGCAACACCTTTCTGCGGTGCTAAGGTAGATTTCACTTCCATACCTGTCTTAACGACTGTACGTTCATCGTCTGTTGACATCGTTAGTATGATAGTAACCTTGCGAGTTGCTTTAGCTTCTGTATTGAGATCCAGAATATTTTCAAGGACTTTTTCAAGTTCTTTGTCAACCTTTTCTTGTAAGGCTGTATTTGCAATTTTTGACAAATCAATTTTAATAGTTTTATCTTTCATAGATACTCCTTATTGTATTTTGCTATAATTTCTAATTCCCAAAACTTACACGGTAAAGGGCAATTCGGGATCAGTTCGAACTTGATTTTGAATTACTTCCATAGTAGCCTGCCAGTGTGCCACAATCATATCCCAATAATCAGGAGGGAAGTTTTCGATTGGCGTTCCTAACGGGAAGTGCCCACGGATGTAAGCGACTTTTTGAAGTTCTTCTTCTGTCACGTTATTTTGTGACATGAGGTCAGTCAAACTCTTTGGCAAACTTGCATGATATTGCTCAGGGGCACTCTGTGGCTCGTTAGGAGCTTCATTCTGAGGTGCTTCAGAAACCTGCGACATATCAAGTGGCAATTCCTCTTGGACTGGTTCAGGGACTTGTTGAATGGTTTGCTGAGTTGCTGGAGCTACTTGAGCTTGTGGCGCAGGCGCTTGTACTTGTTGATTCGCAAAGATATGAGCAATGCCTGCGTAATGGAATGGCATTTCGTCTGGTAATCCGTGACGATTTTTAGCATCCCAAGCTGGTCGATGATTGGTATACATCACACGTTCACCGCCCTGGGCTTTCTTTTTGCCGTTGTCAGTCGTCATGACCAAGGTCTTGTAATTGGCAAACAGAACCATGTCCGCCCACTCTTTTACAAGCGGTGCCGTTTTAGAACCTGTCTTTTGGCCAAGCTTCAATTCGTAGCGGTCATAAGAGCCCATCTCGTCCGGCTGTTCAAATTTCTTGATTTGAGCGTGTGCAGTCAATACCACGTTGATGCCCATATCTACCAGGTCAGACAAGACATTCAAGAAACGCCCCATTTCTTCCTGGACATAGGTATAACCTTTGCCCCATCCAAAATCTTCAATTCCTTGCTTTCCATGTTGAGAGCATACATGAGTTACTGCCAATTGCTCTGCCCAGTCGACTGTATCAACGACGAGTGTTTTGCATTCTGTTGGATTTGCCTTGATAAAAGCAATCTCATTGATCAACATTGTCCAGCTAGTCGGCTTGTCGAGTCGTGCCACATCCATGTTGTCTGTCGAGCCTTCTGTGTCGATAAAGACAGGCTCTGGGAATTGACTAGCAAAGCTAGATTTTCCAATCCCTTCAGGGCCATAGATAACTACCTTTTGAGCTCGTGCCCGTTTTCCTCTAGTGATCTGCATGTTTAGTCATCCTCCGTTTTACCTTCAAGATTATCTTCAAGCTTTTCAATCAAGGCTAAGATTTCTTTGAGACTTTTTTCTTTTTTGTTCAATTCTTTCGGTTCGCTTCCATCTAGCATCTTGAATTCATAAGTAGCTGTGACAATAATTGGTTCACATCCAAGCGCATCGGCTAGCTTGCTAAAACGTTCATCCTCTTTGAAGTTTTCTTCAGGGATAACAGCAGCATCTTTCATCGAATCTGAAAATCTAGCAGAGAATGCAAATGTGTGTGTGTTGTTTTTATAGTCAACTAGATAATGTCCGTCTTCTTTGTTTCGCAATGCAATAAATTCTTCTGTTTTTTTCATTTTGGTTCTCCTTTATTTTTTAAAATCCATTTTTCCATGTTTCAGGGATTTGCTTCGTCTCCGGTTTAACGCTATAGCCATCTTCAATCAGGATGCTACATTCGTCTCCTGTTGATACTCTGGTCGCAATTGCTTGCAAGCCTTCTCGTTCGAGCCATGCTCCAAATTCTTGAAGAGTCAACTGATCCATCTGCTCTAGCTTATCAATTAGCACGAAACCACATTCCGGCTTCAATTTACGCACGATAGCAGTCGCAACTTGTAATTGCTGACTACCAGACATGTTATCCCAACGCTGGCCAAGATAGAGCAATTCACCATCATCCACGGACAAACCAGGCAACGGTAAGTCTGCATTTGTGAGCAAATCTGTCTTCTGCTTACGAATGTCAGCAATCACGCTATCAAGTTCCTTGTATTGTTCGCGATAACCCTTAGCGTCTTCTTCTGCCTTGTCTTTATCCAAGTTCGCTCGTACTTTTCGATTGATTTCGTCAATCTCTGCGATGTTCTTTTCAATTTCTTCAGTTGATTCATCGATAAGATCCATGGCATCTGTATTCGCGATAGCTAAGTCTTGAGCCAGTTGTTCTTTTTTGGTTTTAGCATCGGACAGCAATTGTTCCAAACGTTCAACTTCTGCAGCTGCTGAATCATGTTGATTTTGGATAGCTACTAAATTCTGACGTTTGCGAGCATTCTCCCCGTTTTTCGCAAGGATAGCTTGTTGTTGTTGGATAAGTTCAGCGATAGAGACTAGCTCTTTCGGTGCATCTGGGTAGTAAGGTTGCTCTTTAGCAAATTTTTCTTTCTGGTCAGCAATCACACCAATCGCATGGCGTTCATCATATTTGGTCTTCTCTTGCATTTCAAGTTCAGCAAGTTGCGGACCGACTCCAATGATTTGCAGTAAAGTTTTCGCTTTTTCTTTGCTAGTCTGCTCCATGAATTTTGGCAAGTTAATGGCCAACTCTTCCACGAAGCTATCCAGCAAGTTTTGACCCGCCTTGTTACCACTTGGATCAATGACCTTGAGAGTGCTATTCTTACCGCTGCGCTCCACAATCAAGCTATTTGATAGCGTGATTTTTAAGCTAGGCGGGATTGTACTTCCTTCGCGTTGTGCTTGGCTAGGTTTAAACTTGTTGCCACCTAGCGCCCAAGCAATCGCATCTAGTACGCTTGTTTTACCTTGGTTGTTGTTCCCGCCCACAATTGTCAAACCAGTCGCTGACGGTTCTAATTTAACTGCTTTAACGCGCTTGACGTTTTCAATTTCCAGTTTATTGATTGTTACCATTTTTTACTCCCGTTGTTTTATTTTTCTAGTTAATTTTGTGATACCTGCTCCTAACTTGGTTAATTCAGGATCAGTGCTAAAGTAATCGTTATGATTCATACGAATGAGTTCCTCTCGCGATAGAAGAACGAGGTTAGAGATATCATAGTTGGTCTTATCTCCATCCAGAAAGCAAACCGAATGTCCTTTAGGAATCGGCCCGAAATTATCTTCCCAAACCTTACGATGTTTCAACACCCATTTATTAGGCTCCCCGATTTTTTCTTTTGGGTAGCCATCTGTTGTATAGTTGATCGTTCCGACAGGGACATAATTTGGTGGCTTGCTACCTTTTTGAAACTGCCCACTGTTTCTTGGCATATTAGGGTATTTCTTACCCTTGTTATGAGGGATTTGACCTTTCTCAAATCTTCCCGTCAAACCGCTATAAAGATTATTATTTCTTCTATAGCTTCTAATCTGGTTGCTAGTTAGTGACAATCCAAATTTTTCGTTCATTTCATCAGCCATTGCCTGGGCCGACTTGCCTTGTTGATTGTTTGAAAAATAATCATGTTGCTTCTTATTCAGTAATTTATTTCGAAATGCCGTATTTCCGACAAACAATCCTAGACGTCCACGAACACCACCTATTTGAGCTTTGGTGTAGGTTGTTCCAAATTTCTCATTTAGCAGCCTTGTAACTTCTGGAGTTAGTCGACCAGGGCAAATCTCATGCATGTACTCCGTGTACTCATCCTTCCAACAAAGCGATTGGGGCATTAACCTCACCTACCTTATCTTTGAACTTCTCGGCATCCAGGGCGAGCTGTCCCGCTTGTAAGATTTGGCTAGAAATAGCGACCATCTGCTTTGAACGGTTGAGTTCCATTTTGAGTTCTTCAGAGCTAAGTTCCCTGTCATCCAGTGTTTCTAATTGAGCAAAGAGCGTATTTGTTAAATCTGATAATTTATTTCGTACCATTTCATGCTCCTTGCTTTTGTTTCTTCGATAAACCAACTGGCGGTTGATTATCATATGTAAATTGCTTATCTGAATTTCTCAGATTCATACGAGCGATGTTGTTCGCAATTAGTTGTCTATTTTTCTTTTTAGCCTCTGCTCGTTCGTCTAGCTCATTTACTAGTACCCAGAGTAAAAAAAGTAGTGATGTTCCGAAATAGATATATTCAATCATTTTGTGTTTTCCTTTTCTTTATAGATTGCTACGATTTCTTCAAGATCTGCGATACGTTGATTTGCTTGCTGATATTTTTCTTGAAGGTCTATCAATTCCCTGTTCGTAT